GCTCGGGGTTTCGGTAATTCGGAACATAAAGATGGAGGGCTAGTCGATCCGTCTCGTATAAATAAATTGCCGTCCAGGTTTTCAGCGTGTCTGCAAAATCAGAAGTTGCAATCGTACGATCAACGTCGCCAGCAATGCTCTCAATACGATTACGAGGGACGGTATTATTATTCACGCTGCCAGTCATGTCAGTGCGTTTTTCAGCCTCATCGCACCGACCGATCTGTTCGACAATCTTTGAATACCAGAACGAATCTTGGATATTGTTGACAGCTTCCTCAAGTCGCGCTTGATCACCAGCGGGGACAGAAGTCAGGTTATACCCCAGGTGCCAGCGGACTTTTGATTTGAGAAAGGTGTCTAGTTGCATTACTCAGAAGAATGCGTTATTAGGTGTAGCACGTCTAGTTACACCCAATAACACAGTAGCACGCGCAAATTATCATTCGACGCGGACTAAATTCTCCTTAAAAATCTCATCCCAATCAACTCGTTTGATGCTCTTAAGTTGATCAAGGCGTTGGAATTTTTCGCCAGGCATCGAAGTCTGTAGATCTTTGATGTCGCGGGCAGTCTTCAGGCCGACACCAGGGAGTGCATCAGCGATCTGCCTGGCGCTAGCTGTATTGATGTTAATGCGTACATCAACAGGAAATGTTTCACGGGTAGTCGGCTTGGCTGGTTTAACACCTTCCGACTCAAGCTGAGCCGTCAAACGCTCCTCTGTTCGGATTTTCTCATTGGTCGCTTCTAGGTGTGGCTCTAGATTCGATTCTTCGACATAAATGACTTCATCCTGTGCATCTACACACATCAGAATGCCGTCACCATGTTTTGAAACGACTTCAACCAGACCGCCAGTCAGCTTGTATTGATACAGCATAAATGCAGTTTTTCAGTCTCCGCTTAGCTTAACAAACTCAATCCCATAAAAAAAGCGGGCCCGAAGACCCGCTCATTTATCCGTAGCTCTAGATCAGCTATCAGTACCACCCACCTGGGAGGCGAAATCAACGAAGCCCTGGATATCATTCCAAGACACGGCAGCGGCAGGACGCAGGTAGTTCACGCGGCACAGGATGTAACCGGCTTTACCAGCATCATAATCATCTTGACTGATGAACACACCATCGCCATCAACGGTAGTGGAGGTCACGCCGTTGACGTTGAACACCTTGAAGGTGGTGTCAGCAGTGACGCGATAGAACATCGCGTTGGCAAAGTCTGCCGCCACGATGCCACCGGTTGTTACGCTAGTGGTGAAGGGCAGATCGCCAACGGTGGTGTCACTCAGGCCCTGAGCAAACAGGCTGCTGGTAGCACTCACGATGGCGCTAGCACAGGCAAGACCGTTGGCTTGAGTCGAAGGCACACCGAAAGGAGCGCCAGCGTTATTAGGACCGAGGAGCAGACCTTCGGTGGAAGTACCGCCGATGTTAGCGGTTACAGGGGAGGCAGGGAAGCCAGCGAGGCCGCCAGCAGGAAGATCCTGGGCGATAGCGATCGAAGCGCCGTAGATATAGGCGGGACGAGCAGCGCTGGCCTGCACCACGAGGGAGGTGCGATTATCACGCACGCGATCATCAGGGCGACGATCAGGCGAAGGGATGGTGATATCGAAGCTCTTGTAGGAAGCCTTATCGGCAGCCAGGTTGCTGATCTTCACATAGCCGATCAGCTCATAAGCTTCAACACCAGGCCAACCGTACACACCTTCGGTGTTATACGAGGAGAGACGGTTGATTTGATTACCGGGTTGCAGAATTGCACCGGCTTCTTCTTTGTAAGTAGCCATTGTTAGTTACCTCCTATCCTCAAACGATGGTGAAGGCGGCAGTCACGAAATCCTTATTCAGGTTCGCGAAACCGGCGTACAGTTGCCAAATCAGAATGATGAAGCGACTGAAATCGTCGTTGTTGTTGATCAGAACTTGAGCGTTCGGACCGCCGATGCCCACGCCAACGGCCTGAGGGCCGAAGAACAGAGCAGGAGGAGTATCATGGGAAACGGCACCAGCACCATCGCCAGTATCGACGGTAATGCTCTTGCCAGCAAAGTTGGTGGACTCGAAGAAACGTCGTCATGTTATCCCATGGGCTCTTTATCCCATGGATCCGCCGGTTGACAAATTCGGCCCGGCGGGCCAGACTATATCTTGTTCCTTTTGCCTTTAGAAAGACAAGGTAGGAACCAGGGCACTCGTGGATTCGTTACTGTCCGTTCTGGACTCGGAATCTAGTCGTTGAACCTTCTACCCATCCCTGGGCAGCTTGGCTGCTGATTAGCTCACCAATAACTTTTTAAACCGTCACGCTTACCATTACCGATTACGTTGTGGTGTTATTGGCTCCGAATGAGCTTTCCAGCAATTCACCCTGTTCTTGTTACTGATTACGCAGCAACGGGGCAAGTTTCTTTTACCCCTTCAAAAACGAAGCCGGACGGCATCACAGGTTCCCCTGCAATAAATTGAGCCTGACCATACTGACCGCCACCATAGATGGCAGCGTTAGGCGCCATAGAACCCATCAGAGGATTCGGCTGCCCCATGCCAGGATAGCGAGCAACTTCGCGGAAACCTTGATCGGCACGCAGATCCTTCATGAAGGAGGGATCTGCAATACAACGGTAGTAGCCGTCAGCGAAGACGGGCACGTTGCGTTTGCGGAGTTGTTTAACAACTTCAAGGAGGTCAGTCTTGACGTTGAACTTGTAACGCTCAGAAGCGTATTCAGTAGCGGTGTAGGCAGTCAGAGTGGTGGAACCAGTCTTAACTTTGCCGTTAGGGTAGTAGTAACCACCCTGGGTATCCGAAGCGGCACCGCGAGCTTCAGATTTGGCAAATTCGTCGAGAAAAACTCGATCGCGCCAGCGTCGGTAATCATCAAGCAGGGTTAGAGAACCGATGCTTTGATGGAACATATTGAGGTTACCAGTGTCTAAAAGAAGACGCTGGGCCGTCATCAGGGTCTCCCGCAATTTGTTATCTCAAGGGCTCTTTATCCCTTGATTCTTACAGTTTGCTATCCTGCAAGTTCAGACTATATCATCAACCTAAGAAGGTTGCTCCGCGCTCGTGGGGCTCTTTCCTTGCTTTACTCGGCAGTGGGAAAGATCGACCTTGTAAGACATACAATCAGGAATATAAGGAGCAATCATCGGCAAAAACTCACGCAAGTTTCTTTTGCCGATCGTTAGCGTGGTTCGCTTGTTCTTGCTTCTCTTCGTTATATTCCAGTGCATTCCAGTTACAGAATGCAGCCATTCTTGCAATAAAACTTGTTCTTTGTAGGTAAAAGAGCAGAGAGCCAATTGCCCCCTGGCTTCTACATAAGGGTATAGCCTGAGTCTGCCGTTTTTTGTGGTGTACTTGTTGAATCTATCTAAAGATGTGACACACCCATCGTCACACCACACGACTGCAAGCTCTTTTAATCCCAAACCAGAAAGAAAATCAGGCGTCACATGCTTAATTACATCACCTTCCTCAGGTACTTCGTACCAACGGTCAAACCAAGGTTTGAACAAGTGATGATCATCAACGCAAAACAAATAAGAAGCGTGCTTCTTTTCTTTTGTTTTACCGTCGCTTTGAAAGTATGGCCCCAAAATCCTGCGATTTTTTCTTAAGATTGTATTTATGCGTTCGGCTTTATATTTCAACCAATCTAGTTGCTTGGCTGAGTGTCCGATTCGCAAATGGGTATAGGTTCCGCGTTGGAGCCCTAACCACCCATCTCCAAGAATACAGGCTTTAAGAAAAGCCTTATCTTCTGGCGGCAAAGAATCAAGTTCAAGGTCTGCCCTAGTCGTTGAACCTTCAAGATGATTACTCATCAAGCTTGGCTGCTGATTCCCCGGCATCCTAGCAGATGGTAGAGGGGTCCCAGCAATTCACGGAGTTTGCACCAAACGATTACTCGTACGGGCGCCTAGGGTTAAGCGATTTTAAAGGTGCTCGGAAGATTCGCATTGTTAGGATCAGCAGGACCGGTGTATTCGCGGAGCGATACTAACACTTTGTCCTTAACAATCGACCGGCTGTTAGCAGTACCGATTGTCTGATCTTGGGTCCGTTCACGTTGAGTTTTCGTACCAGGATTCAATTTGTTATCCCAAAGGCTTTTTATCCTCTGGCTCTCACGGTTTTCCATCCCGTGAGTTCAGACTATATCATCAGCTTTATTAGCTGCCACGCGCTCGTGGGTATTTTATCCGGTCTGGATTACTTTACCTAGTCGTTGAACCTTCTATTTATTCCTAAATAGCTTGGCTGCTGATTCCCCATTAAATAGCGGCGGGGTTCCAGCAATTCACGCGGTTTTCCTTGATTAAATAAATCAAGGGGGCAATCAATTTACCCCAGAAACGATAACGATCTAACTGAACAGTCTGACCCGGTTGCTTAGTAAAATCGTGGACGACTACAGGCTCTGCAGCCATCTCGACGATGTAAGCTGGGTGCAATACTACTACAGCTTTCGCTGCCGCTAAACAATGTTAACGCCTCTAGAGCGCTTAACGAACTTAGCGTTTGTAGTCTGGCTGATAAGTGGATGGAATTTCTTGTTCGCAAAAGGGATATCAGGAACCGTGGGTTTAATTAATACCCACAAATCCTGAGTAGCTTTTGTACCAAAATACAAATCCGGGTAACCGGTAACTTTATTTTTGATTTGTATCGATGTACGCAAATCGAAATTCTGCTTAAGCGCGTCTTGAAACAAGACAAGCTCATCAAGTGAGTGCTTGTTCAGATGTATACGCACTGTAGGTTTTCTATAATAGAAGTTTCCCGTTTTATGATTTTTGTCTAACCCACCTCGGCATGAGCCTTGATCTAAAATCAATGCAGTTAACCCCAGAGGATGGTCAAGGTGTTGTATTTTTTTTGTGATCCGTTTTACATTGGTTTTGTCATAAAACCAATTTCGGTAAACACGTAGACGACCCTTATTAGACGCAGCGGTAAACCCGTACATATACCCGGACTTACATGAATTATCTTCTGTCCGGTGTACGTTACATGAAAACCCCATTCTCTTGCGGATGTAAGCGGCTTTCCATTCAACCCAATCCAGAGAAGTATTTGACCACTGCCACTGATAAACAGATGAAGCGTGGCAATCCCCTAGAAGAGTCCCAATAAGAAAAGAACGCAGTGCGTCGCGAGAGCGTTGATGATCCACTTAATCCCTGTCCCTTCTCCGGCATTATACAATGCTACGGAGCCCGCCGTCCAGGCTCTACACCTTCCTTTAAAAGGCTTGGCTCGGTATTCCCCACCTCAAGGGGTTCACCGAATTTGACGGGTATTGCCCCATGGCTTTCACCATGGGCGCCCCACACGTGAGTCACCTGTTAGAGGGATAAAGTAACTCAATTAAGGCCGATACAGCTCTGCACCTAGCAACTTGGGAAAGTCGTTATCAATAAACATGTTGGTATTACAGCATAAGGTTTAGCTGATACCAGGATCTAGAAGATCCATGGTAGTAATGGACCAAGAACTGGAAAATTTATTCAGTTTTCAAGGTTCTGCCATTACTGGCCTGGAACTTCCGTCCCATTGAAAAAATTATAGCAAGGCTTTATCAATCCGGATTATTAAGTTTCCGGATTTACCATGTACGGCGAGTTGTATCCGTTCAACATGTTACCCGCAGAGTACATGGTCGGCGCCATGGCTCCCATCGCGTGGTACGGATTCACAGTAGGAGGCTGCATGTCAGGGGTGGGAGTTTGAATCTCAGGATCCATGCCCTGCACCTGAGCCATTTGCATGGCTTCTGCAACGGTCGCCTGTTGTTTACGCGATTCAGATTTCTTTACTGCTTTTTTCGCTTTATTTTTGTCCATTAGCGGCTACCTTTCTTTTGGGGCATAGGTGGTTGAATTCCCATCGGCAGTTGGCCTGTCATAGGCATAAACTGCGACATCATCCGCTGTTCGTTAGCGATGATTGCGTCTTGCGTATATTCTGCGGAATCTAAAAATCGCGGCGTAAGCAGACCATTACGCGGGAGGGGAGAACCAGGCAGATTTAACTTCAAATAAGCTGCATCCAAATCACGCGGCATTGGTGGCTGCGGAACATTGGGGTTACCAACTGCAGGAGCTGCAGCGGCGGCGCGGATCGGAGCATATTCATCAACATTACCGGCCTGGATCTGTTGCATCAAATCCTGACCACCAAATGCAACCAAACCAGGAGCACCGACTGGTCCACCTGCTGTACCGATACTAGCCAGGAATTGCTTCGCTCGATCCCCTACGCTGGCTTTTTTGGATGCCATAACTTCAGTAATTAATGGGTAAAACGGGTTGCATTGTAGGAACCTGTTGTTGTTGCCGCTGTTGTTGTAATGCAATAGCTTTAGCTTTTTCACGGCCAAACTGATGACCTTGACCATAAGCTATGGCAGCCATTGGTGTTACAAGTGGACTAAGTAATCCATACCCAACTGTTCCACCAATACCTGAAGTAGCAGGATTAGAGAAACCGGCAGATTCTCCATGTTTCCTGGCAATTACTGCAGGCACACCAGCAACAATACCTAGTGATGCAGCCAACTGGCCAGCCATGCGCATTGCTGGTGAAATAGGCATCATTCCTAAAATTAAAGGGCAGCTTTTGCTACCCCTTATTTTACATCCTGTAAGTATTACTTACGGGATCACTCCATCACCAGGAGTTTCTGGCGGAACACTTCAGGATTAGACTGAGCAGCGTTCAGGTAGCGCCAAGCGTTGGATGGATCCCGGTCGGCAAGAGAGCCGAAGCTATTCCAGAAATCAGCGGGATTCCCTTGAGCCTGGGGCTGAGGAGGAACAGGCATTTCAGGACGCTGAGGAGCGGAGGGGCGCTGGAACTGCTGGCCTACAGCCTGCATTTGAGGCGCGGGAGCGTAACCAATCTCTTCATCAGGGATTGGATAAGGACCGTTTTCGCCAAAGAATTCACAGGTGTAATCAGCCAGCACGTCTGGATCAGTCAAGATGGTCTCATAAGCTTTATGCTCAGAGGACATTTCCTGGAGCAGATTCACTGCTTCGATGAGCTGATTATTGGTGGTAATCAGAGCATCCTCCAGTTGGCAAGCGTAGTTATTGAGGATAGCCGGAACGTCCGGGCCAAAGTGATCAATAACCTGGAGGCTAGCTTCGCTTACCCCGTTTGCCAGGAGTTGCTGGGGGCTGATTTCCTGCGAAGTTTGGGAATAACCGTTGGAGTAAGCCTGGTTGTTGCTGATCCCAGGCATAGAGGTCGGCATCCCCAGGTTGTTGAATTGGGGAGCTGTTTGGGAACCGTAGTTGGCCTGGTCGGCCATCGGGTTCACGGTCGATTGTTGACCCTGGAATGGGAATTGGACGGGCGAACTCAGGAGCCCCACCACCTTGTTGAACGCTTCCTTGTACGGGTTCTCCGCTTGTTGGGGCGCCTGGGGCTGCTGGGGGGCGTACGCTGTAGGGCTGGATGGGTAGCTTTGGACCCCCATCTGGGCCTGCATTTGCGGGGCTGGGGCCACCGCTGCTTGGTAAGGCGCCACCCATTGGGACGTTGTTGCCACCGCCGGGGCCTGAGCCGCCGTCTGCTGCGTCACTGGAGCCGCGTAGCTGATCGGCTGGGTCGGGGATACTTGGGGTGCCGATTGGATCGGCATTGCGGTATCGGCCTGCATAGGTTACCTCTTTTTGTAGGCTTTCGAGCGTTCGGTAAAGGAAGGGAGTGAGATCAAGTCTCGGATCCGCAGCCATTGGTAGGTTTGGCTGCTGTGGGTGTGGTGTCCGCATTTCTTGATTAACAAGATCAATAAATGCGGAATAGGCCCTCTGTACTTCCCCTACCATTCGGAATGGGAAACCGGAGAGCATCCCCGCGATTTCATCATCCGTTTTAGAAGGGAATAAATACTTCAGTGCTTCAATGCTATCAACCCCTAACTCTTGAAGGTTCCGGGTAAAGATAGATTGGTTAAGTTTGTCTTGTGCCGTATCTTCATAAACAGGGCCCATCCAGCGCCAATCGACAGTTCGATCACCATCAGGAGCCAAACCTAAAACACCGTCTGGAATTTCTTTTTTCTCCAGTGCGGTATCAATTGCTTTTTGAAGTTTTTTCTCGTAAGTTGCTTTTTGTTTTTCGTATTTAGCTACTGAAGCCTCGTCTTCCGGATCTTCAGGAGGAGCTGGATACTTGATACCGGATGCGTAAGCAAGTGATTTACGGAAGATTTGTTCTTCCTGGAAGATCATTAATTCAAAACACTTACAAACACCATAAGTGTAAAGCTGGAGGCATTTCTTCTTCGCGGTTGCGCTGACGCGACCATAGGCAGATTTGATCTCAGTCGCGGTTACATTCGTAATGCTGAGATCATCAATACCGCCAAGAGCAAGTCGAATCTCGCTGCGTAGCTGTTCAGCGTAACGAGCTTGATCGGTGCTGACTGCATTAGGGGTAATAAAGCCGACACGATCAGTTGGCTCCAGGTTTGCAATGACGCGGGGAACACGCATCCCGCCTCCTGGACGACCAATGTAACCAGGGGGCTGACGAGTTACGTTGTCCTGTTTATACGTAGAGCTGGATAAGAAAAACTCGGATTGAAAACCAGATTGACTGGAGATACTGGGACGCTGGGCAGTACCGTCAGAATCACTGCTTTCAATGATATCTTGTTTCGGGCGAGAAGAAAGTAAAGTCGGATTACCAAAGAACGATAAATTTGCCCTGATATTCTTCACCATCTCATCGTGGGCAACAATTTGATTAGCCATCCAATCAAATTCGCCAACGCCATCAGTTCCAAAAGCATCAGGATTATTGAAAACCTCAACACAAGGAATAAATTCCATCGTGTTGATAACAGTTTTCTTATCGAAAACGCCGAACTCCATGGACGGCATGTCGAATGTAATTTCCTGCTCGCTGTGGTATTCTTCGATCTCAGTGGCAGTGATACGAAGACGCATGTACCGTTTATCCGTGTTCAGCCCAACGCCTTGGAATCCGCGCGTTGATTTAACCTTATACGGGTAAATAATGATGACTTCTTCCAGGTCGCCTTCTGGCGAGTAATATGTACGGTAAGCATCTTTGTCAAACCAGTACAAACGATATGTTTTCTTCGTAGGGCGGATGTAAAAAAGCCCCTTGCCGTTACAAAGAAAGCGATCCCAAATCGAATCTAAGCGAGCATCAAGCTTGTTGAACTTGATTACTTGCTGAATAAAATCAAAGCGCTGTGTACCAAAATTATCTTGAGCTGGGTAAAACTCGACACCCTGGCGGATGCCGAACATCCTGAGCTGCGATAGATGGGCGTTAACCAGCATCGTATCTGCTGGGCCATCACCATCTCGATTAATGACTGCCTTGAGGATTGCGTCGAGGGTCTGGTTTCTGCGCTCGCTCATGGGAAGTCAAATAAACTGATTACTGATCAATATCGTAGCCCGCCGCCAGCCGTTTGAGTGTAATTACGTCATCCTCAACCTCTAACTCAAACCGTTCGTTTGGTTGAAGCGCCATGTCATGGCACAATTCATCGGGGAGAGGGATCACTGCAGAGCCGTAAGCATCTTGCTCAAGCTCAACGTTGAAGTAGCTGGTGGACATAAGGTAAGTACTCTTCTAGTTTAAACGAGAATACTCTAACCACAGTTAGTACTCAACCTGCAAATTACCACGACTCATCAGACCATTACAGGTCCAAATGAGAGCGTCAACGCAATCATCATGAGAGCTAACCCCGAAGTTTACGATCTCATCAATCAACGGCCCAAAACGGCGATACTTATTGAAGATGATCTTACGCTGCTCAAAAAGGCCCATAATTCCACGGAAACGCGCAACTTTATCACCACGGAAGCCCTTAACAGCGTGCCAATTCAAGTTGTACAACCCGTGATCCCCGAGACAGATGCGTTTAAAGTCTGCCTCCAAGGATGCCTGGTACGCTACAGCTTCCGACCAGATGTCAATGCTACTACCAGTGGGGAAGTACTGGCCGTTGTCCTTATGTACGATACCCCATTCCTCGCACATTTCCATCAATGATTCAAGTTTCTCCAGGTTGCCCATGATGCGGAGACGCTTGCAATCAATGATGTGGATTTTATCTTTAACGCGACCACCCAAAACAAAAACGGTGTAATCATTTTGCTCACGTACGCCAGCAGAAAGATCCACCCCAATACCTAGGGTATCAAACTGTGTGGCAATTGCTCCCTTAACAATCAGATCAGGGGAAAGCGACAGCTCACTGGTTTGAACAATCTGGTTCTGATACTGGAAACTAAAAGCAATTGGTGCCTGCCTGCGGCGATCTTGTAAATATTCCAAAGACCACATTTCAGGCCAATAGGATACCTCTTCACCGTCTTTGTCTACAATGATCGCTGATTGGATAAGTTGAACCCAATCATTGGCAGGGATAAACGTGGTTCCGTGCATATCATCGTGGCGAAATCGAGTGCCCAAGCAAATAGCACGACCACCTTCAAACATGGTTGGAACGATAACCGAGTTCCAGTTATCTTCCATCGCTGCTCGTATGTCGCGGTTCTTGATTTCGTCGGCTGACTTACAAATGTCGTCGATAATACATAGGTGAGATCGTTTGGAGGTCACAGCTCCTTTCAAACCTGCGCAACAAACAGTAAATTCTTCTTCACCAGTTGATTTGATACCCGCGAACTTCCAATCGATACTCCAATATTCATTGGAGTTAATCCCCTTGGCAATCTTTACCATCGGGAAAATTTCACCGTAAATTTTACTCTCTTCAATGATGCGCTTAATTGCTGCACTTTTCGGACGCGCCACGTCGATCGTGTACGAAATGTACAGGATCTTTAAAGGCATTTTGTAAAGTGCGTGGACGCCAATCGTCCATGCCGTAAATAAACCCAAAACACTAGACTTGGCTGAACCCCGTGGAGCCAAAATATCAATATTTGGACCAGCAATACCTTTTAAACAAACTGAATCCTGATCTGTGCATAAATGTTGATGCCACTCCAAATGATGAGCAGCCGGAGGTTTATCGCCTACAACGTCACAAAAATAAGCAAAATCAGTCCGTGCCCGTTCAATGTCTACAGTCGAAGTCTGTTTGACGACCCGCTTCTGAGCAGCCGCCCGCGCCGTTCGAATAGATGCTCGTGCCCGCCATGCAGGTAGCATAGCTGAATAAACCTTACGATTCTTCCGCCAGAATCTTTGTCCAGACGCCCATCGATGCCTCTTGAAGCGGGCCTTCAATCGGGTCATCCCGAAAAATGGAAAGCATTTCTCGCAAAGCCCTGTCTGCACCAGCGAGGATCAAACCTTGTTTATCCATCAAGACTTTTTCATCGTTTAGCTGTTTGATTGCACCACGAAGTTCTTTCTGAAGCATGGCAATGCGGGACGTACCCATATCCTGCTTCACCATCCCCATGTCAATGGCATCCCGCAGCTTTGAAATATCTTGTTGCATGGAATCAATTTCCATCTCCAACAGCCCACTGAAGTCACGCTTTTTAAAATCTTTCTTCGACCATTCATCGCACTCAACGATGCTACCTGTAAACCCGAGGAATCGGGCGTACAGGTACATCTGAATTGGAGAGTTAGTGCGTTTACAGAATGTGAGAAAGGATTCGCGGTCTTTGTCAGTCAAGCCTTGAATCCAGTCGATCATGTCCTGTACTGCTGTTGTGATTGTTCGTAATCTCGATTCTCTTTATAGCGTCTAAACATCTCCTGCTGCAAATCAGTCAGTCGCTGTTGCTCCCCAGATGTTTCCAGGGTCTTACGAGTTTCACCTCCTGTTGCAGAGACGGTTGCACGCTCTTGTTCACCCGCACTGCCAAGACGCAGCCGTTCTTCGGAGCCAGCAGCTTGTGTGCGGCGGATATCCTGGCCCGCAAAGAACTCGGCGTTGGTGCGATCAAGCTGAGCACCAAGTTCCATGTTAAGGCGTTGCTGAGCACCACTGACCTCGTTCAGGGCTGTTTGAGTCTGTAAAGACTGCGTAGGCACCGGAGTAGGTGGCGCAGGCGGTGGCGGCGGCGGAGAATATACGATTGACGGAGGCGGCGGTGAGGAGCTTCCCATTAGTGTTTCAGCCCGTGTTGTTAAATTGTAGTTTAAACTGATCTGGAATAAATGCGAGCAAAATCCGTGGCGGCTTGCTGTTGTGCTGCGGTGGCATGTTGACGTCCTGCTTCAGCAGTGGCAGCAGAAGTCGCTTGATCCTGCTTGTACCCCATGATTTTTTGCACGTTAGAAGGAAGACCTTCTGCAAAACTACGATAGGCTTGGCTCGCCGCTAGGTTACGTGCAGTCGTTTCTGAAGCAGCTCTACTCAGTAATGGGTAAACCTGCCGAAGTTGCTCATTGCTGAGCATTGCTTGTAAATTAGCAGCTTCACGCATCCGATCGAGATACATGGGCTGCAACTCCCTTTCAAACGCTAGCGCAGCTCCGTATTGTTTTTTCAGATCGCCAACGCTGGAATCGCTTGCCCCGTAGTCGGTAGTGGTCGGTGTAATTGAGGGTTGAGTAGATTTACCCCCGCTCAACATACTTGCGTAATCGGGAAGCTGGTTGTTTGCTGCCATCTTCCAAAGATCTACGCCTCTTTTTCCACTGGTCAAATCCGTGCCAGTGAAAGAAATTGGCGTGAAACTGGTAAACGGATTTGTTGCTGCCATGATTAGCTATACTGGTACTGCTGCATCAGACCTTGGCTAATGCCAGAAGCAGCCTTGGATGCGATATCCTGAGCCCCAAGCTGAGCCTGACCGAGCATTTGACTCTGGCGTGCGATATTTTCACGGGCAACCGCCGCAGCAATACTACGCTCAAGATCCTTTGCTTTCGCTACGTTAAGGAATCGCGCCTCTTCAGTATTTAAGATTCGCATAGCATCAGCTTGAGCACGCGCTTCGCGTTGTGTTTCAGCGGTGCGTGACATGCCGCGTGGGCCAAAAATGTCAGTCGGATTTAGACCATACTGCATACCTAAGGTGCGCTCCAAGTTCTGCTGATCGTATGCACTTAATCCTGCACCGTAATCAGTTTGAGTTGGTTGTGTACCGATGTACCCAGCACCAGCTTGAACAGGAAGCTGACCTGCTTGCTGAACACCTTGCGCAAGTTGATTACCTGCGCCCATTGCTGCACGGGCAATCATTGGGGTAGCAGCTAAGCCAGCGATAGGTAAACCAACACGAGCAATACGAGCAATGTTCCCTGCTTGAAGCATCGGAGCATCGACAAGATTTGGTGCAACACGTCCAACAACATTTTGTGCGGCGGCTGATGCTCCAGGAGCTGCTTTCATACCCGCACGAGTCAGGGCTCCAATACCCCCTTTAACGGCGCCACCAGTGAGGTAACCTAATCCTCCCTGTACAAGTGCTCCCAGTGGATCGCCTTTCTGTAAAGCAGGTAGGGCAGATACACCAGCAGTCACCATAGGGATTGCCTGCATTGCAAAACGTGCAACTGGAACGGCGGCACCTAACATGATTAAATTCTTTTCTTAAATCTCATTTTAGTCTATTTATTCTCAACCTCGTGCTCGATCAATTAATCCACCGACTGCAGCGCCAATTGGTGCACCAAGGGGGCCAAAAATTCCTGCAGCGGCACCCAAACTACCAGCAAGACCACCGATACTACCGAATAACCCGCCGCTATCACCTTGTGTACCTTCAAGAACAAATGGAGGGTGCTGTGGAGATTGTAGAAAGCCCAGTCCAGGCACTATTTCCCCACCGCCGCCACTGAATGGCTGGCCAAATTTTACGGAAGATTCTGATTTCTCTCGTTTTTTTCTTGCTATATCATACAAATTTTCTTTAGCCATTTTGTACCACCCGGTCCTATCTTCATCACTGCCTCCTTTTGACAGGTTGAAGGCTGTACTGGCTGAAAACGGTGATTCAAAATTCCGACCTTCTAACCACGAAGGACTGCCGTCTCCTTTGTTTGCTTTGGAGCTGAAGTCCCCATATCCACCTGTGTAGGCTTTATTGATATCAAAAAAAGTAGAGGAAGGCATCTTCGGTCTCAGTAGTTATATGTTTGCTGTAAGGCACGCGAAACGTTGCCAATAGAACCAGCATTAAGAGGTGAATAAGCTAATTCTTCGGCTTGCTGCATTTGGGGTGAGCTTGCAGATTGTCTAGCTTGAATCAACTGCATCTGTTGTTGAAAACGCTGTTGATTAAGCAGCATTTCACCAGCTTGTTCATTTGTTAACGGTAACCGTCCAGGCATATACTGACTGGTTGCAAAAGGAGGGATTCTTTGAGATGAATCCTCGGAACCAAATCCAATTGAATTAATCAATCCAGGCAATACCTTGACCCCACCAAGGAGCGTTCCTCCAGTCGTCAACGCCCCGACTGCTTTAGGTGCATGGGTTGCAGCAGCCTGCCAAGTAGGCACAGAAACAGGTGCAGCAGCTAAAGCTTTTCCAATTAAAGGAATACCTGCAATCGCCTTACTTGCTTCCTCAGCAGTGCCAGCACCTAAAGTTTGCAGAAAAGGGATATTTGAAGTAGCGCCCGCTGCTTTAGCTCCAAGAGCAGTTGCACCCCCTAGGATCATCTTCCCAACGCCAGAAAGATAATCACCTAGAACCTTCCCAGCCACCCTGGAACCCATTGAAGCTGATGCTGTCATGCCACACTCACGCCTTGACTAGGAAACTTACCTGCAACGTTCGGATCCTTTTGATTAGATCTTTGTGTTGCAAATTCTGAGCTAAGTCTAGCCAACCCATCCTTAGTGATGGCTCGGTCTTCTTCAATTAATCCACGGCTTACACCAGCCGCGTAGTTTTTTGCGAACTGCGCGGCAAAGGACTGGTCCCCAGGATTGGAGAAATTCGGCTGATCAGAAGCAGCGGCAGCATCAATTTTTGCCTGTGACTGCGGAGCGACTTCTGAGAATGTACGATTGTAAAAAGTGGCGTAGTCCGGACTTTCTTTTGTTCTTGCTACAAAATTATTTTTTATTGTATCTGCAGTTTTGTTTGGACCAAGCGTTCCAGCATACGGGCTCACGCCAGTGCGCCACGCTTGGTCCGCCGGGGAAGTTGACCTATCAGGGAACGGGGGTGCAGTCACTACTTACTTGCCGGTCTTTTTACGTAGCTTGCTGAGGGTCTTAGCTAAGTTAGCCTGTTTAACCGTACGCTTATCGTACTCTTCCGGGTTGGAAGTTACCTTAGATGCGTACTGAGCTGTGCTCATTCCCGCTTCTTCAGCCTTTTTAGAGAACGCGCCAGGATGCTCGCTGACTGCTTCCTGAATCCACTTGCCGCCTTCGGCCATGATTAAGAAATACTTAGTATTTTGTTAGTTGACTTTGCCGTTAATTTTAGCGGCAATATTTGCTGCCTCTTGGAGTTCGGGGACAGAATTAGAGGCTGCTTCAAACTCACGGACTTTATCCGCAGCTTTTCTTGGCAACCAGGCTTGCGCCATTGAATAAGCGATCATTTTGATCTCTGCTGGCGTCAGATTACCGTCACTCGCAACTTCAATAGCAAGCTCGAATGCCTTATCAACTTGAGAGCCTTTCCAGTTGTGCAGGTTTTGATCTAAAACCGGATCAATAATGTCGTATGCTTTTTTAACGACAGGTCCATATTTAAGTAGTGTCTGTGCTGGCTTACTTTTTTGAATCGCGGTTGCAACGGCGCCAGTTGCTAAACCAATCAGCAAAGCAATAACAGGTTCCACGAATGTCATTGTTGGTTCCTCAATAAATTAAATCTACACCCGGTAATCAAAAATAACTAGGGATTGCAGAAGGTGCTGGGCGACGCATCATTTCACGCATCACACGAGGATCAGCGAGTTCACGGGGTTCCTCACCAGGAGCTTCCACTGGTGCGCCACCAAATTCAGCACGCTGCGCGAGACTTGCGCGACCAGCTTCACGTTGTGCCATAAGACCCATGCGACTCATGCCCCGTGCAGTTTCTCTGGCGAAGCGAACACTTTCAGGGGAGGGGCCTGAAATTACGTCTGGGTACGTGACCGGAGCGGATTCAACTAAAGAAGCAGGCGAAGGCTGTGGAGCAGTGGTAACAGTGGACGGCGCAGCTCCCATTGTTTTGTATTTTTTTGATAGCACCTGATCACGTAACTCATTGCGACGCTCCTGACTGAGATCAGCCCTAGAGCGAAGAAGTAACGCATCTAAATCACGGATTTCACTGGCGGTGGGACCGAAGGATTGCTCCACCTTTGCGGTGACAGGGGCAGCCGCAGGTTTCGACATGGCTGCGATTGGGCTTTCAGCGCTTCCAGCGATTTTTTCACTCCAGTAGCTTTTTGCAGCTTCAGGCGTCACACCAGCAGAAGCAAGCAATTCACGTGCTTCGTTTTGTTCAGCTAAAGCGGTTTGACGGATACCAGGCTTGGAGTGTTCAGCATATGGGTGAAAAATTTGTAGATCACGCCCACTTGGAGTCGTTACGTAGACATCACCGCCGCCGCCGAGGGCTAATCCTTTCGACCGCAGGGCTTCACCCACGTTTACATCTTTAATCACAACGGGTGCAGAAGATGCAGGCTGAGTCGGAGATTCAATATCCTGTAAACCTGGATACTGCTTTTGCATTGTTGCGTAAGCTGCGCTCTTACGGAATGCTGCAGCTTTTTGCGCAGCATCCTCTCCCACCATCTGAATTTCACTGCCAGGAGAGAAAGTCTGTTGCCCAGAAATAACTTCACTCTGGGTTACAGGCTTTGCTTCAATTGGAGTACGTGTCGGTTTAATTGATGATAAACCTTTCACTTCTTGAGTGATTGCAGTCTGACCAGGAATGATTTTTTGTCCATAATTATCTCCGCTAGTTGCCGGAGTAATATCCCCTGATGCTCTAACAACTGGCGAGGCAGCGTCAATGCTCCCAGCATTTTCAACTGGAGTAAGCACTTCAACTTCGTTATCAACTTCTAACTTCGTAAACCCAGGGGTAAGACGGGAGATAAATTGTTCCGCTCGTTTAGAAACAGCTTCATGCTCTCTCCCGACCGCATAAGGACCATAACTGCCGATTTCTGAGTATGCTGCTTCTTTTTCCGCTTCGCTTAATTGAGGATAAGGCTCGCGAGCAGGTCTTGCTTGTGCGCCTTCTGTTTTTAGATCACGAATTGCCTTGGCCCACGCAGATGTAATCTGTGTAGATGGTGTTCCACTTGGCCTATAAGTCTCACCAGCAACTAAAGATTGTTCCGGTAAAGGTGAAGATTGTGTTAACTCAGTCGGGTAAGTATCTGTTAACTCCCCACGGGTCAAGCGTGGTGCGTATACGTCTTCTTCAATTTCACCATCACGTGGGCGATCACGACGATAAGTGGCTTGCTCAACCTCAGGTTGCTGTTGAACTTTAGATTCAAGAAAAGATTTACCAGTGGGTTGTTGACTGCTACTTGTACCAAGATCTTCAACACTTACTTTTTCAACGTCATCGCTACCACCTAAAAGCTGTTTACCAAGATAAGCAGCGCCAGCAAGAGCACCGACGCCAAGAGCAGCTTTACCAACAACATCAACAGCGCGACGCAGTGGACTCATAGTGGGTCCGCCCTTACGCCCCAAGTTCCGGGTAAAGCTATATACCTCTGGTGCCAGTGCCATCTGCTCTGATGGCGTACGAGGATAAGGATTGCCTGTGAGGTCGGACCAAAGCGCAAAGTCCTGGGGAGAGACAGGCATTTTATTGATACTTATATCTAGATATAAGTGATTTTAGATCGACTAAATACGCCAGCTCGTTACACCCTACCGGCCCATTAAAAGGGTCGATTTTGGGAAAATTTTCCGGTAGCTATCTGGCCCGCCCGTTACAAAGGTTTACAATGTAGGAAAAAAAGAAACGTTACAGATTGAAATGTTACGAAGGTGGCGTGTGGTGCTGGCAGCGGGCTATATTGGTGGGGTAGTTCGCCTTAGAAGCGATGACCACTCAGTTCCGCAGCGCCGTCCGTTCCCGCCACCGTGAGGCCATCCGCCGCATCGTTCTTTTGAACGCGCGGATCGACCGACTGGAGGGAATCTATGGGCCCCTTAGTGCTGCCCAGGATGCGCAGGTCGAACGCCTGATCGCCCAGGAGCATGAGCTGCAGGTGGCTTGGCCAGGGGGGTGCGCACCGATCTTCCGCTGGAGGTGGATTGAGAGGTCGAACGGACACCGATTCGCCAAGCCCCGCTCTGATGCGGCCCACTGGGGCGCGGTGTGCGCCGCGAAGTGAACAGGATGGGGCCTTCGGGCCCCTTTTTTTGTGTTGATAGTAGCGGCGCCAGCATGAAGTTTCACAACAGTGTGACAGCGCCAGGGATTGACGGGTTGGCTGGGCGATGCGCTACAGTGAGGGGACCGATCGCTGAGGTCGGTTCAAACCCCATAGGAGGATCAGATGGCTTCACTCACGACCCGTATCGGCACTGGCGAGGACTGCGCCATGGGCGGCTTCACCGCTGTGCGATACTTCTCACTACCAGAGCAGTGGCAAATTGACGGCTATATTGGCCGTGTTGCCAACGGTTTTAAGTGCCGTTGGAAGCAAGATGCCGTGTTGCTTGAAACGGTTGGCGATGCCGAATCCTGGCTACAAGCCAGGTCTGGCCATAGCCTCGGCTGATCGGCTACACTGACCACGGGCCCGGCAACGGGCCCATCCAACCCACCTAGAAAGGATCATCATGAACACGAGCTACACCTCCCATGGCCTGACCATGGACTACGAACCGACCGACCGCGTTCACACGCTGGCGTGGTTCAACATTGCGAAGTGTGCCAGGGAACGGATGGGGGAACACGTCGCGGACATCCATCGCTGGCGTGGCGAGCGTGCAGCGTTCTACACGGCGCTCAATAAGATGGGGATTCCATCCAAGGTGTACATGCCGGACGCTTAATCTTAGGGCCTTCGGGCCCTTTTTTCATGTTGATAGTAGCCACCCCACTATGAAGTTTTGCGACATTGTGACAGCGCCAGGGGGTGGCCGGTGGTGTAGGATTGAGAGGTCGAACGGACACCGATTCGCCAAGCCCCGCTCTGATGCGGTAGGATTGGCAGGTCGGGCACACCGCTCGGCTCAACCCACATAGGAGGATCAAATGGCCGATTTCAACGGCTGGGCTAATTGGGAAACCTGGAACGTGGCCCTGTGGCTGCAGAATGACGAGCGCATGTACAAAGTGGCCCGTCAGTACGATCGCTACGATGCGCTCATCCCCCGTCTAGAGCACCGATTCGGGCAAATGACTCCGGATGGTGCCCGATGGATGGATGGCCGAATCGACACAGCGGCTCTCGATGAGATGCTCGCTGAGCTATGATCAAACCGGGGCCAGCAATGGCCCCATTCAACCCACCTAGAAAGGAGAATTCCATGACAACCGCAACCGTCAGCACCGCTCACCTGCCGCTTGAGTACACCCGTATTCATTACGGCAGCCCGATCGAAGCACAATCCGACGTGATCCGCCACGCGTGGTGTGATCACGACGCCACCAACATCACCGCCGAGTTTTCAATCGAAGCCGGACGTGATGAGGCGGTCAATGATTACGATGTTTTCAATGTATGGGTCAAGGAAACCGTTAACTACGAGTTTCCGGTAGACGCGCAATCGGTTACCTGGTGGCAATCGCCCGACTTTAACCGATTCGAAGATGCCGAAGCCTATTGTCAGTTCGCCTACCAGCGCTGGCAAGCCACGGGCCGCCTAGCATCCGCCGCAATGGAACCCCGTCACGACCTAGATTCGCTCCGGAACCCTTGCTGATTAACCGAAACGGGCCCTTCGGGGCCCTTTTTTGTTGCATTTTGTTGATAGTTGATAGTAACCGCCGCATTATGAAGTTCTGTGACATTGTTACAGGGGGTGGTGGCGTCCGGTTTGCTAGGATTCAGGAGTCGGATGGGCACTGATCCATCGATTCCCGCCATCAGGCCGCGCCAAGTGGTAGGATTCATGGGTCGGGATCACCGACTTGCTCACTTAGTAGGAGTTTTTCAATGCTTGGACCGAATCTCGTGCTCTCCGATGCCCATGGCGTCTTCATTCCGCAGCTTTTTTGCTCGGATATTGACGAAGAATGGGCCCAGAAAGCCGGAATTGACTGGGAAGACGTGACAATTTGTCAGTCTGGCCCGGATCATGAATGGTATTGGGAAGCCTGGCAGGCTATTTTGGATGATGCCGCGCTCACAAATAACGGTGTGACGTGGCGATTGTACCAAGATGGCGACCTTTGGGAATATCCCGAAGGCTATGAATGGCCAGATTGCTGATCCATTTGTGACAATTCATAAATTGGCCCTTCGGGGCCTTTTTTTGTGTTGATAGTGGCCGAGAGAACTATGCGTTTAGGCGCATATGGCGATTTTTTTAGTACAAAGGGATGTTACATAAGCCTAACGTACAACGCTATCGTTATATCATTATACCCTTTTCTCCCTTGAAATCCCTTCCAGCGCAACGGATGTCAACAGTGGGGCCTGAAGATTCGTCGGGCGATTTCAATTTTTCGGCATGAGCTGGGGAAATTGTTATTAACCATTGTAACTGTAACGGGGAGCAGGAGGCTGCATTTAATCGGGAATTATGTACTGCAGTTATGTACTTATTTAACTTTGGCCGCATCCGCTCCCGCCATGGTCTAGGATTGAGGCATCGGAGCAATCCCTAGCTGATTGCTTCCCGCTTCCACCAGGGAGCTGGCCCGCCAGAGCCTGCCAATTAGTCGGCAATCTGGCATCACACGTACCTAGAAAACCAGCACCATGCACAACGCGCAGACGATCTACCGGCTGTGGTTAGACGGTAAGGATTGGGGACACTGTTACTCCTTCCAAGCCGCCTACAGTTGGAAAGGTCGCCACCTAGCCGCTGGACACGATCCGGTTGGCTGCTACATTACTAAGGATCGCCTACCGCTCCGAGTTCCGATCTACGGTCCTCTCCAGAGCGTGTAGAGTACGATTCCAGCACTGAGGGGCTCCGGCCCTTCTCTGCTGGATTCACTCCAGCATCCACCTAGAAAGGAACCACAATGTCTGAGCAACGTTTCAAAATCGAAATGTGGACACAAGGGATCTGGTATCCACTACCCGGCACCTACCATAGCGAAATCTCGGCTAAAACAGAATTAGCGAGACGCGAAGGAATTATTGTCCAAGGTGACAAACTCGGATCTTTCCGAATTGTCCCTGCCTGATTCTCTCAAGGAGCCTTCCAATCTGGTAGGCTCTCTGAGGGATTCACTCCCTCTCCACCTAGAACGGATCAAACGTGACTACTCTCACCCGTCAAACCGTTGAGCAAACCATCTACGGGATGCTCACAGAATCAACCGGTGCAGCACTCTGCGACTCCGGCGGTGCCTATGGGCGCCACTGGGAGCGCAATCAGAAGAAGTCTCTCTTAGACTTCCAATCTGAGCCAGAGGTTAAATGGTCTAAGTATGGCTATTACACCATCAGTGTATTTCACTACCTGATGAAATGTAACGACCTTCAACTAGATGATCTCTGCCATGAGTTCAACGCTCAGGATGTAGAAGATTGGGATGGTGATTGCTATGGAGTCAGCAAGTCTGGCCAGGAATGGTTAGACGAGAAAGGCTTCACTCATCGCCGGGCTTGGAATACCTACAACGGCGAGACTTCTCTCTCCCAGGTGCTCCAAGGTCACAATCTTGAGCTGGATGGTGAACACTACGTTCTACTCCAGATCCACCAGGGCTGTGACGTTCGCGGTGGTTATACAGACGCCAAACTGTTTCGACTTGAGTGTGGTTACATGGCTCCCGAGCAAGTCTTGGGAACTGTAACTCGTGCCGATGGTGAAACAATTTCCGTCGATAACTGCTACAACGGCTACAGTCTCACTGATGAGAATAGTCAGGAGGTTGAGATCACCGAATCCGACACTGTTGATCTATTCTTGATCGAATACTGCGGTTGATTCTCTCAAGGAGCCTTCCCACGTGGTAGGCTCTCTGAGGGGTTCACTCCCCCTCATCCACCTAGAAAGGAACCCACCAATGACTAACTCTCTTCACTCCACCATCGCAGCAGTGCGCTGGTTCATGAATGAAATTGATTGGCGCGAAGTCGTCACAATCTTGATCCATGGTTTAGTAACTGCTGCATTTCTAGCTTGGTTTTCCGTTACATGGGCTCGGCGCCAGGTGTTGACCATTAGCGAGCGCATGGGTCGCATCTATTCGTCGGTTTTAGTGAAACGATCCGCCACCACCAAAGTCAATCCAATGGTTCATCCGTTGGCTGAAGTAGCAGCCCAACTCGATTCCTTGACTTGTAAGGAACTGAGGAAGGTTGTAGGCGTTAAACGGAACGTGCGTAAGGGCACCTGATCGCCTACGCTATCGCCTGATGGGACTGCCCAATACCGGCCTGGGCATGGATGCCGGATCACTACCTAGCAAACTGTATCGGTTGCTACATTTCCTGCAGTGTAGCAATCTCCTTCTCCTTTAACATTCTCTTAACCTGCCCATGTCTGATTCACGTCGAGAGCGTAACCCACGCAAGATTCGTGTTCACCTATCCGGTGGCATCTACGATGTCCAAGATGTTGGTGATCTCATCAAAGATGATCGACTCGCTAATGGCTGGGAAATGAACTGGTATCAGCTCAAACCCAGGGGGGACTATGGTCCGCTCCATGATCTCCAACTCGGATTCATCGAATCGATCACCTAAACCCAACAGTTCTAATCAACTCACCACGCACACACCATGGCTAACGAATACGCCACCCTCTCCCGAATCCTCAAGGAACTAGAAGCCGTCGTAGAACGTGAAACGCGCAGGCATCTGATGGATTCACACCTATGTAGCCATCATCTTTCAATCCTGGAAGATGAAGTAATCTCTGGGCTCGAAGCAATCGTTGATTACACCCCCAGTGATGACGAACTGACAGGAGAACCACCCCTCACTGCATCTGAGATGCACGAGGCTGCCTGGAAACAACATCAAGCCCTGCACTCCTGATCATGACTAAAGTCGTAAGAAAGCGTTCCTACTTCGCCACTGGATTGCTTGCCTTGGGGATGATCTCAGCTCTCGCAATTCAACAGAGAGAGAATGAAATCAACCGGAGGCAATGTACTGGTGGGATCTATAACCTTGGTGAAATCAAAACGAGTTTAGGGTCTGCTTACGTTTGCATCTCTCGGGTGAAAACAGAGGGCCCCACAACTCCACTGAAACCCTGATCTTTATTGAGAGTGACTCTCATTATCAATACCACAGTTGTGGTGGTCCTCATGTTGTTTCTCTGCCTCTGACCATGACACTAGACGAAAGCATCTTCCCCCTCGCTGACCAACTCCCAGGCCCTGAAGCAGCCGACCCGTACGGTAACGTTCTGTTCTACTGCCAGGAGCATGGGTGGCTGGTCGCGGGCTATGATGAAGCCGAAGACTGCATCCAGGAGAACAAATGTACTCACTGGACGTGGCTTCCGTATCCTCCTGGCTGCAACAGGTTCAGCTGACAACCGATCACCTGTCTAAACCACACAATCCCGATCGGGATTATTCACCCCGTCCATTCTTAGCAACTGGTCATGTCTTACGAAATCATTCTCATCGAAGAGTTCTACGTCAGGAAGAACGGTGACCTAGAAATCACCGCCATCGTAGAAAACATGGGTCCACAAACTGTCCGTCAAACACAATGGGATGCACCAGAGTATGCACCCGCTCGGTGTTATACAGTCATCCACAAAGAGTGTCTGGCTGATGGTATCGACTTCAATGGTAAAACCCAAGAGGAACTAGAAGAGATCATCAATCGCTACGGTCTATTGACTCTCCAGGAATGGACAGTTATTAGCGATTCAGACGATCGTGATATCGATGACTACGTTCCCAGTGGAAGTAATCTCTACTTCTGATCCACACGCACCCACTACCGCCGCCATGGAACTCCAACTGACTGACAAGGAAGCGAACACACTGCAAGATATGTTGCAGCACTACAGAGAGTTCGTAGAGGAAGTGTACAACGAAGTTGAGGATGAGGAATCACTCTTCACTGAAACACAGCGTCGCTTATTCACCCGCTTCGATGTAGTTTCTATTCGGAGGATGAAATAGATCCGAACCAATGAAGTTAATCCCGATCTCAAAGGTCGGGGTTTCTTTTCAAGATTGTGGGATCGAACCAGACTCAACATCTGATTGATCCCACCGTTTTACTTACTCTCTGTGCATCCGCCACCATTCATACAGTGCACCAGCACAGAAGCAGTAGAACAGCCACGTCGAA